ATATCATTCACTTAGCAACGCGACTCTGCGTCCTGTTTGGACTAATACTAAGGGAATAAAGGAAACCAAAACAAACTAAAACTTAGTAAATCGTCATTACTGACTAGATAGAGAAGTTTTTATTTTCCTCTTTGGTCGCATCTAATCCCGACCTCTGCCGAATAGGTACCGAGTAGCGTATTGCTGCTTAACTTTCAGTACCCAATGGCAAAAATCACTTTCAAACTCAACAAGCCAGAACCAGGCAAAAGAACTTCGATCCTTGTCGAGCTCTACATCTCGCGTCAGATCAGGCCGACATTTGCAACTGGTGAACACGTTTACCCAGAAAATTGGGACGGCAAATCAAGGGTAACTTCTTCAAAGACTCTTTCAAAAGGAGATGCCGCGAACATCAACAGACACCTGTCGGAAATCTAATCGGGATTAATGGAGGTATGGCGCGACAACAAATCCGGCACACCAGAAGAAATCAAATCCAAGGCATTCCAGTGTATCAATGGAACGTCCATCGCTGAAAAAAAAACGGTGTACTCATTCATTGACTCCTTTATTCAGAACTCAACGAAGAAAAGCAGTACAATAAGGAGTTACCGGAACACTCGCGACCACCTGAGAGCATTCTGCGAAAAGAAAAACATAGACCTGAAGTGGGATTCATTCGATTTTGATTTTTACGAATCCTTTCTTGACTTCCTTTACAAGCAAGGCCATGTTGATAACTCAGTAGGTAAAACAATCAAGATTTTAAAAACCTTTATTAGTTCGGCTTTCGAACACGACCTACACACAAATCTCAACTTCAAAAAAAAGTGGTTTAAAGTCATTCACTCTGAGGCTGATGAAATCTATTTGTCAGAGGAAGAATTAATCGAGTTCCTAAACGCAGACGTGTCCAAAACGGAAAATCCGTGGATGATGGAGCGGGTTAAAAAGATATTCGTGTTTGGTTGTTGGGTTGGTCTTCGTTTCGGTGACTTATCCAGGTTGAACCCGAACCACATCACCAATGCATTAGGTGGAGGAAAATTGATAAAGATCACCACGGAAAAAACAGGGGAGGACGTAATGATTCCGCTCTTGCCTTTAGCTGACAAGATTTGGGATTCATGGAAAGGTTTCCCGCCTAAGCTGCCTATCAATGCTCACTTCAATAAATACATCAAGGAAATAGCAGAACTGGCAAAGATCAATAAGCCAGTGCAAAAAAGAACGACCGTAAAAGGTAAAGTATCGATTGAGTGGGTTCCAAAGTTCACAATGGTAAAGGCGCACACTATGCGCAGATCTTTTGCAACGAACTGCTATTTAATGGGAGTGGAGAAAAGAGATATTATGGCCGTAACAGGCCATCGATCAGAAAAGTCATTCTTAAAGTATATCCGTGTTTCTAAGGAGCAACACGCCTCAAGGATGGCAGCGGCATTCCAGCCGAAAGAAGAACTGAAAATGGTAGCAAATAAATAAAACCATGAAGAACGGCCTCGACAGAACTCTTCAATTATCAACAGATCAATTTCCACGTGCAAGCAGCTGCCATGGTGGCGCGCACAATCACAATAAGAATTTAAAGGAGACAGAGAACACAGCCTTATATGAGATCAGGTTTTGTGTTCAAGTGTTGCGAAAAGCATTGAGGAAACAATTAGACCGGGGACAGGGTAAGCTGAACAGATAATAGTTATGAGTAAGGTAAAACTTTCGACCCACATTAACGATGACGATAATGTCATCCAGTATCCATTTGAATCACTCTTTGGAATCGGTGATGAAGTGGCCATAAACTTTGGTTATGCTGGGCATTTTGGAGCGTGCACTGTAACAGGCGTTCACTTCACTAGAAACAAAGTGAAGTTTGATGTTGAGATATCTGTCGTACATCAAGGAACTGACGAAAAGGGAGTAACAAGATTGTACAACATCGACAGTGATTTTGTAGTAAGCCGTCAGGAATGGTTAGACTGGAATCAGTCAAGAAAGTCCTTTGGTACTGAATACTATAATGAGCAAATGCCATTAAGCCAAAGTACTGATGTTCATGCGCGGGAAGCATTTGACGCAAACACACCTCCACCAAAAGAGGAAGGTGAGGATTATTCAGTTGACGTTTTAGTCGACCTTAATGGTAACCGAGAACATTTCATTATTGGTCACTACGACTACCAAGAGAAAAAATGGTACTTCCACGGAGACGATAGCGTACTGGAACTGGAACACATGAGATGGATGTATTTACCATTAGCAAAGTATGATAAAGTAGGGTAACACCTCCGGGGCGGTAACACAATCTGAACAGTGAGCCGCCCCATTTTGAACACAGAACTACTAGTAGATAAAACCAAAACAGAGGAACAACAAAAAGTAGAGAAATAATGACACTCGATCAAGCGAAAAATCAGATAGCCAAAAATCATGATTATCCGAATTGGACTAACCTACTACATGATTTTTATGATGGTAATAGCCCAGCTCAGTTCGTTGAAGAATGTGAGGATGAAGCGATGGAACTCTACGCCCGTAGTAAATGGGATGAGTGCTATCAATATTGCCATGATAATAGTTACGATAGTGTTTTCCCGGTCAAACCAGAATTCAAACCCTAGCCCCCTATGACTACACCTAATCAACCCAGAGTCATGAATAGAGAAGGAACAGAGACAGTTAAGCAGAGAGAGCGCATCATTGTGAATGAAGGAGGAACTTTTAAAATCAACACCTCAATAAGGATTTGGGAACGTATGAAAAAGAAAGGTCTTACACACAAGTTAATTAAAAACCCCATGATTGAAGATCTAGAAATAGATAAACTTGCGTTTGACGCTTGGTTAGAAGCAAAACCGGGAAACATAGCAATGTGGAATGTTCCTGATGACGACCCTGAGGCTAAGTTTTGGCGAGAGGTTTGGAAAAAAGGATTTAAGACAGCATTAAAACTCTTACATCACCATGATAACAGAAAAGGAGATTGAACAAATAGCAGAAAGTCGTTATCCAGACAAAGAAATGGATTACGAACAAAACATTGATGCTGGCAATATGCGATTTGGATTTATTGCAGGCGCTAAATGGGCATTGGAGAACGCTGATAAATGCTACGAATTCCACAACGGTTTTAAGGTATTTAAATGTGCTACTACTTGCGCTGGATTACCAAACTGTGCCTTTAATGCTAAGACGGCTGACTTAATTAAAGAATAAAGAGAATGAGCGTCTACGTTGACAATTTTTATGAAACAGGCGTAACCTATCGAGGGATGAAGATGTGCCATATGATTGCAGACACACGTGATGAACTTTTAGAAATGGTCGACAAAATAGGCGTTCAAAGAAAGTGGATTCAGGATTACGATACTCCAAGGGAACACTTTGACATCTGCTTCTTGAAAAGGGCAAAAGCAATAAAATTGGGAGCAATCCCTATTAACATGAGGGAACTAGCTGAGAAAACCAGAATTAGAACCTACGAAGGGAAGCAACAAGTTTATTAATCTATGGAGAACTCCTTAACAGATAACGAAGTGATAGCTCAGTTTGCCGGATGGACACACAAACCCGCACTGAGATACGATCATAGTTGGGACTATATAATGCCACTATGGCACAAGTTCCGGGACTTAGATTTTGAAAGTGTTGACCTTGACGACCAACACAAAACACTAGTTGATATGGTAGCTGATGCTATTTTAAACAAGTCAGTGAACGAGGCTTTCTTAATCCTCGTCTCAGGCGTAAAATGGTACAACAAACAGAAAGAAGAAATCAAAGAAAACAGTTCTAGTAAAATAGAGCAGGTTTAGGTTAGGTAGTTACGCCCTCTTGTCGGGTACTTGAGGGCTTTTTTTAAGTAAAAACTATATTTGAAGTATGGGAATGTACGATTCAGCAAGAATATCAGTTAAGTGCCCCGAGTGTGGAAACATTGACGAAAACCAAGATTGTCAGACAAAAGATTTAGGCCGTGATCTTGAAGTTTGGCGGCCCGGTGACTTCGTTACTTACGAGGTTGACAGCATTGATTGCATTACGAATTGCGAGAAGTGTGATTGCTATTTCAACCTGACAATTAACATTCGGGAAGGGCTTCTAACCTCTGAGTATGTCATTACAGAACACTGGAATCATCTCAAAAAATAACCGAACATTCAATGAACGAATCTCACATACAATCAGCAGAGTCCGAAATTCAATCTATAAAGGAGAGAATATTAGAAAGGGAGAAAACAATAACCCTATTAAAGATCCAGAACGATACAGACAAAAAGGCCGTTAAATTATTTCAGAAGGGATTAGTGAAGTTGAGAAACAATGCAGATAAACCACAATAGCTATGCACAACGGATATGAAAGTGCTGATCCGGGAGAGTCACCCGTTGCACCAGAGCCACCACCAGACAGGATTATTCAAAGTGGATTCACACCAAATGAACCTCCACCATCGAAGAAGCGCAACACACCTTCTTACAAGAGTCTTTATGAGCAAGCGCAAACCAGGTTTAACAGTATGAAGTTTACAGCTTCATTATTTGCCATTTTAGCAGGGATTGAGGCGTTAGGTATTGTGATATTGCTATTGAAGTAGAAATGGCCACAACAAAAGTCACATTAACGTTTTCAACAATATGGGCACCAGAACCGGAAGCTATTGGTAAGGAATGCTTTGTATGCCATGAATTAATGGTTAATCCTTGGCGCTTGGCTTTTTACATCCATGAAACCAAGTCATTCTCAGAAACAAAGCTTAGTGTTTGTTCATCATGTTACAACTGTTATTCAGATTTCAAAGATGCCCACAGTCCAGCGTAAGCCACCATCACAGAACGTTAAGAAGACAGATCCATTCTATCTGTCCGTTCCTTGGCGTAATCTTACGCTATTGGTCCGCAATGAAGAACCTTTATGTGCATACTGTAAACTTAAAGGAAGGATAACAGCATCAGAGCTAACCGATCACTTTAAACCAAGGAGATTATTTCCTGAGCTTCAGCTCGTAAGGTCAAACATGAAAGGATGCTGCCATGAATGTCACAACCTAAAGAGAGCCTGGGAAAAAGGGATATTCACCAGAGATCAGTTTGAATTAGAAATACTTAACTTTATACAAAGCCTTAAAACCAACTAAATATCTAACCTATATGAAAACAAAGATGCTATTATTCGCCCTGCTTACAGCTATCACCGTAGCATGTAGCGAAGATGTCAATCCTAATCAAGATGGACTAACAAAGAACTGGTCACTTCAATCATCCGACCTATCCATCAGCTTTGATCTTTGGAAGATCGACACAGAATCCAACTACAGAATTAAGCACATTTCAATTTTAAGAAACGGATTAGATCTGGCGCCATCCAGCGTAACAATCGATGGTGATTCATACCGAGAAGCAATTAAGTCAATTGCATTTAGTGGCTCAGGCTTCAACCTTACTCTAAACAACATCGAAAAGAACGGTAATAACGCAAGCGCAGATATTGTATTAACACAAGGAACGACATCTACTCCGATTTCAAACCAAGTGTTTACACTGCAATAAGCCAAATAAAATGACACACGATCACCGTACGAACACAACAAAACAGAATATAATAACGTAAACAAAAGATAAAACCAAAGGATATAGGGGGTACATCGAAAAATCGTAACCGTTTTGTAGTCGCGTTTTTTCGCGTGCAAGTTTCGTTTTAAGGGGGAAATTATGGGAAAGAGGGGTCCGGCAAAGAAACCAACAAAGCTAAAAGTATTTAGAAGGCCATCCAGGGAGGTTCAAAACGAAATGACCGTCCCTGAGATGGACATTTTACCACCTGCGCCAGATTATTTTGAGGCTGACGCTGTGAAGATATGGAACACCAGCGCCAAGAGGTTGAAAGATTTAGGCATGCTGCACGACGTGGATATTCCGCTACTGGAAACCTATTGTTTGCAGTGCAGCATCCTCAATAAGTCTGCCAGGGCGCTTAAAAAAGAAGGGTTGGTAGTGGAGGTGACAACAAAAAGCGGGTCGTATGAAATACCATCACCGCATATTAAAATCTACAATACTGCTAACACACAGATTCAGAAGATAGCCGCGCACTTCGGGTTCAGTCCATCCACCAGGGCATCGATCAGCGCCCCTGAAAAACCAAAAAATAACAACGATCCATTCATGGCGGTAAGTAATCTATGACGAAGTACGAACGGTACATTGAGGATGTGTTAGGTGGAAAATTAGTTATCGGGAAGTACTGTCTACTAGCAGTAAAACGACATATCGCAGACCTCCAAAGACCTGAGTTTTATTTCGATAAAGTAGCCGCTGATACCGCGATCTCCATGATCGAAAGCATGCGGTTAACTGAAGGGCCAATGATTCTTTCTGACTTCCAGGCATTCATCGTATCGCAGATTTTCGGCTGGAAATTCACCAAGGACAGGACAAGAAAGTACCGCTACTCATACCTGGAGATGGCGCGTAAAACCGGAAAGACTACACTGGTAGAGGCCATCGCGCTTGTCTTTTACATCTCAGATCCAAAAGCTGAAGTTTACAACGCTGCCACTAAACGTGACCAGGCTAAGTATGGATTCCAGATTGCCCAGGACATTGTAAAGCACACCCCACTACTTGCAGACCGGATTAAAGTACACCAACACGTAATGTTGTACGGATCGAGCCGATTCGAGCCGCTTAGCGCAGAAGCAAAACGCCTGGACGGTCTTAATCCCTTGGTGAACATCATCGATGAGTTCCACGAACACCCGAACGACAAACTGTACAACGTATTAAAGTCCGGCATGGGCGCGCGAAAGCAACCGCACCAGATGGTAATTACCACAGCTGGATTCAATAAAGAGAGTGCGTGTTTTAATCTCCGAAAAACCTGTACTGAAATCCTGGAAGGAATCAAGGAAGATGATCGCATGTTCGTGATGATTTTCACCTTGGATGATGAAGATGATTGGGAAAATCCGGATGTGTGGATTAAGGCCAACCCGAATCTTGGTGTAACTGTGTCGATGGATTACCTTCTACAGGAGTACAACCAAGCAAAAAACAACGGTGGATCTGAGATTGTAAACTTTAAAACCAAAAACCTGAATGTTTGGTGCGATGCACCGAAGGTATGGATTCCAAATGAAGTTTGGGTGAAAAATACCCACGGCTTAAAGATTTCAGACCTACTTGGTAAAACTTGCTACGGTGGTTTAGACTGTGCAAAAAGTGTCGATTTAAACGCATTTTGTCTCATTTTTCCCGACCAATTCGAACAAAATGGTAAAGAAATCGTACCAATTCTCCCTTTTTTCTGGATTCCGGACGAGAAAATAAAAAACAACAAAGACCGCGTTGATTATCGTAAGTGGGTAGACCTCGGACTCATGTTTGAATTCAAGGATAGTAACATTGTTGACTACAACGTCATCGAGCAAAACATCCTTGATCAAATAATGAAATATGATTTCCGTGGTGGCGACTATGACCACGTTTATGCGGGTAACGTAGTTTCAAACCTTGCATTACAGGGCATCGAGTGGGCACCACTCGGTCAAAGTCATGGCCCACTCACCGGAGGAACACAAGAAGTCGAACGTCTTGCTACGGGCCAACTATTCGAACACTTTGGAAATCCGGTTATGCGCTGGATGATTGGCAACGTAGTGCTAAACATGAACGCTAAAGGCTACGTGATGCCGGACAAAGCCAAGTCACAAAATAAGATTGACGGTGTTTCTGCATTGGTGAACGCTATTACGCGTTGGCGCAGGATCAAGGCCGAAAACACAGCCTCAGAAATTATCTGGATTTAAACAAATACCCATTATGCCAACAATTGAACAAGTAGCGAGTGAAAGAAGGAAGGAGTTCAACGAAATGTTTGATGAAGAGTATGCGAAGGGGGTAAACATGGTGGAGGCTTACGATGCAGCTGAGGCAAGGTTTGCTGAAAAGTTCGATCACCGCGCGTATTCGAATTATCAATCATTCAACTCATCCAGGTTCCACCGAGCAAAAAGAGAACTAACTAAAAAGTAGTAGACGCGTCAGTAGACGCGACAATATATACCGATCGGTATATTCTACCGTCTTTCGTGTATCGCTATAACCTGAAGGCGAATACATGGGAGTAGGAAAATTCTTCTCTTCATTCAATCCTATTAAGCGTTTAGAACAACGCATAGAGGCGCGTCTTCAGCGCTCAGCGCAATCCTATACCCAACAGGAAATAGCCAAGCAGTATCTATCCGTTTTGGGTTCATACGATAACACCAGCGGTGAATACGTTTCAAATGATTCAGCGATGCGACAAGCTACAGCATTCACATGCGTAGATGTCAGGTCAAGTGCAGTCGGGATGCTTCCAGCAAGTCCGTACCGATATCCAAATCAAAATAGTGATAGAAAAGAAATCGCATATGACCATTGGACGTATCGCGTGTTTCATGTTCGCCCCAATCCGTGGCAAACGCCTTCACAGTTTTGGAAGTTGGTAGTTCAACGTGTAGACCTTGATGGTGATTGCTTCGCCTATATTACGCGCACACCGGGTTTTGAACGTGTTGATGTTCTTAATTACTCAGACGTGGTAGTTAAGTGTGGAGAACGCGACAACAATCCATACTACGAGGTTAAAGGTAAGCCAGTAAATTATTCTGATGTCCTGCATTTTAAAGAGGTTCCATCAAGAGATGGGAAACGCGGACTCAGTAAAATTGAACTCCACCAGGAAACTTTTGGTGCCGCTAAAAAGCAGAGGAAATTTTCAAACCGCGCGCTTAATGTCGTGCCACCCTTCTATTTAAAAACACCGAATACGGTGAACATTAAAGATGAGGGTATCAAGTCTCTTAAAGAGAAGTTACGCGGCCAAACTGATGGTTATTTTGAAGAAGGCGATCTTCCAATTTTTACAAACGGACTTGAGGTTGCAACCGTTGGGTTAAAGCCAATTGATGCTGCATATCTCGACCAGATCAATGCAACGAAAGAAGACATTTATGGGATATTCCGCGTTCCGCCTGCCATAGCGAACTCATATAAATCTGGAGTCACCTATAATAACCTTGAACAGCAAAATCTTCAATTCCTGATTTACTCAATGTCAGGATTACTTAAAAACATTGAAGAGGAAGTAAACGAAAAGGCTTACACCACACGCGAACAGGGCCGCTACTTCATGAAGTTCAATGTAGGCGCATTGCTGCGCTCAGATCTAAAGTCACAAGCCGAATGGCTGACTTCAATGTTCAAGCTCGGTGTTTACAGCCGTGATGAAATCAGAGACATTCTTGACAAGAACCCACTTCCAGGTGGCGACCGCTACTACATCGAAGGAAATAACATGACTGTGTTGGATGAAAAGGGTGTGCCGATCATACAAAAAGGACCGGAACCACAGCCAGCAAAGCGATTGAGTGAAGAAACAAAGGCACGTCTGAAGGAAAAATTTAACGGCCACTCTAAAGAGATCATAGAATTTTTTGAGCAATGAGTAAAGAAGTGGATTATATCGAAACCATAGAAGGCGCTGAGCGGAGATTCTACAGTTCACAAGTAGAGATCCGTAAAGAAGGAGATGCGGAATACTTTGAAGGCGTTGCTGTACCTATCGGAGAGATTACTGACCTGGGATATTTCACTGAAGAAGTCGCGCGTGGTGCGTTCGATGATGTTTTGAATGATGACGTTCGCGGGCTGTTCAACCATGACGCAAACTATGTGCTTGGAAGAAATAAGTCTGGCACGATGAAGTTGACAGTGGATAATAAGTCTGCGCGATACAGTATTCTATACAATCCTGCCGACCCCGACCATATTCGGGTGATGGAGAAAGTAAAACGAGGTGATGTTTCACAAAGCTCTTATGCTTTCTCCATCAAAGATGCAGTCTGGGAAACTCGCAACGGTAAAGACCACAGAGTCATTCAAAAATTTTCGCGCTGGTATGATGTGTCTGCTGTCACTTATCCAGCAAACCCCAACACAAGTGTCGCAAAACGATCTCTCGAATCAATCAAGCAAGAGAGAGACGCGCAAAATATTGGTCAGGCGAAGGCAGACCATGATCGAATGTTAATGGAGTTAGAATTTTAAAAAACAAAAAAATGAGTTTAAAAAGAATCACTGATGTAAGATCAGATATCGCCACCAAGAAGGCACGCAGAAAGGCGATCATGGACAAAGCCGTGCAAGAAAACCGTTCACGCACTTCGGAAGAAACGACTGAGTGGACTAATCTTGGAACGGAAGTGACAGCACTTGAAACCGAACTTCGCGACCTCGAAGCACAGGAAGCTGAGAACCGCGCAAGTGCGCAGCCAGTAAATGCCCCTGCGGTGCATACGGATAAGAAAGACCTGTCGAATTTCTCAATTTTCAGAGGACTTGCGCTGATGTCAGAAGGTAAGCAACTCGATGGAGTTGAAAAAGAAGTTCATGAAATCGGTGCTGAACAATTGCGCAGTTCAGGACAATCTCCACAGGGATTTGCTGTACCATGCTTCGTTCCAAAGGAAAAACGCGGTCAGACTGCAACTGGAACAACGTCAGCAACTGGTGATCAAGGCGGTGACACAATTCCAACACAATTGAACGGCTTGATTGAGGCCCTGTGGTCGAAGAACTTCCTATCAGAAGTTGGAGCTACTCGCCTTGCTGGTCTTACTGGAAACCAGGAATTTCCTGTACAAAGCACAAAGCCAGCCGCATCTGAGCGCACTGAAATCCAGGCATTGTCTGATACTGAAATCCTTTTCGATAAAGTGGCAATGTCACCAGCTCGTAGAGGTGTTACGATTCCAGTGTCAAAGCAGATCATGATTCAATCAAGCCTAGACATACAAGCACTTGTAATTGATCAAATCCGCAAGGCTCTGAATTACAAACTGGATGTTGACGCAATCACAGCTATCCTTGCAGCCATCACTTCCGGTAACGGTAATTTGGTTGAGCTTGGCGCAGCTGGAGCAACAGCTTCATATGAAGATATAGTGAATCTAGAAACCATCGTTGCAAACAACAACGCGGACAAAGGTGCATTAAAGTATCTCACAAACTCAAAGGTTAGAGGTAAGGCCAAAGTGACACAGAAGTTTGCTAGCACTAACGGTGATCCACTATGGGAAAAAGGAAATGAAATGAATGGATACCCATCTGTAGTTGCAAACACAGTACCATCAAACCTTACAAAAGGCGCGTCATCTGGAATATGCTCTGCAATCGTATTTGGAAATTTTGCAGACTGCTACGTTGGTATGTGGGGCGGAATGGACTTCGTTGTGGATCCTTACACTCTTGCTAAGAATCACCAAGTGCAAATCACTGCAAATATGTTCTGGGATGTTGAGGTCGCTCGTGCCCTTTCATTCGCAGGTATCAAAGACGCATTGACTGCATAATCATGAAGTTGAAGTTGGTAAAATATCATCCCCTGTTCGCGTATAGCGTGGGGGATGTATTTGAAGTAAACGAAGCAGATACAAAACATCTGCTTGATGGTAAATACGCTGAACCGTTAGGAGAAGCGGCAAAGGAAGAGAAAAAAGAAGAACCCAGGCAGGAACCAGAAGCAGAAAACGCTTCTGATCAAAATGCAGGGGCCGCTCTTGAACAAGCAAAGGCAAACGACAAGAAATCAAACAGAAATTCAAAGAAAGACAAATGAAAAAGTTCTTATACATCATTGGCGCACTGGTAGCAATCATTGCGCTTTCAACAATCCAAAGTAAAGCTCAGGAAAAGAGTCTTTACAGTCCGTACAGCCTGTCATCTGACACTGTGACGAACGCTGGCACTGCATACCTGACTGCAAGAACACCATCGAACAAAAGCTCTGATCGTGTTACTGTTCAGGTTGTAGTTACAAAAATTTCAGGAACAGTAGGTGGAACAATCTCCCTTTTGGGAAGTATTGACGGGTCTAATTTTGTGGCTCTTAACACAGAGGAAACACAAACCGCCTTAGCAACTAAAACGGCTGCTGACGCAAGTGGCACTTATCACTGGCGACTTAAATCAAACGACTTTACATACTACCGAGTCAGTTGGACGGGCACTGGTACTATGTCGGCAAGCTTTACAGCGCAGATTTTAGCGAGATAAAAACATTTTTTCCGCGCGTGACCATAGCCCATTCATACAAACGAACCTCAGCACCCGGAATGCCATTCCAGTTAGTGGATGCTCGGGTACACTTGCAGAACGAGGAAGAAAGTTATGATGATGCTCTGATTATCGCGCTGGTCAAAGCCTCCGGGGAGATTGCAGAAAACAAAACTAATCGTGCGTTTATGCAATCCACCTGGCTTTGGACAGGAGAAAACTTTCCGGAAGTAGACTGTAATGGATTTTTCAAACTGATGCCAGGGCCGCTGGTATCTGTGACTTCGATTAAATATTATCCTGCTGATGGAGGCGCACAGCAAACAATTGACGCGGAGGACTATGAAGTTGATTCCAGAAGCGTACCTGGAAGGGTCCGGTTCGTCTCTGGTTTCGACTTCCCTGATCTTGATGATCGATTTGATGCCGTAGAGATTGTGTATGTAGTTGGCTACGGTGCAAGTGGAGCAAACGAAGCTGCGCAGCAATCCGCACTCCCACCAGATGTTGTTTCCTGGATGAAACTACAGCTCGGTAACCTCTACAAGCATCGCGAAACCATAGTCGAAGGAAAGAGCATAGCGCATTTGAATACGTTCGTTGACAACCTGATTTACCCTTATCTCTTATGAGTCGGATAGCTGCGGGAGAACTTAACAGAAGGATTGCAATTCAATCTTTCACAACCTCAGCAGACAGCACGACAAACGAAGAGGTAAAAACATGGTCAAGCCTTTACTCAAGTCTTGCTGCAAAGAGATTAGGCCCAAAGAGTAATGAAACTTTTGAAGCCAATCAGCAAGTGGCAAACATCGAGGTGAGGTATCTGATCCGGTGGAAAGATGATATCACCGAAGTAATGAGGGTTATCGATGGATCTGACACTTACTACATAAAAGGAATAGAAGAGTCGTCTGAGCGTAAAGCCTGGAAGATCTTAACCTGTGAGAAGAGAGACAATGAGTAAGAAGGGTGGGGTTAATATCGAATTGGTAGGGATGGAAGAGTTGCAGAAGGCGCTCAGAAATCTACCGGGAGAAATGGAACCGTCACTGATTCGAAACGTAGCTAGAAAACCTGGCAGTCGGATAATATCAACAGCCAGAAAACTTTTCACCAGGAAGGACACCGGAGCATCAAAGCGAAGTCTTGCAATTCTTCCGGTTAAAGACAAGTCGCAAAGGTTCATTGAGCTTGGAGTAAAGGGAAGGAGTCTGGCGTTTATCTGGATGTTCTGGAAAGGAAAGCCAAGAGAAAAAAAATCAGGGGCTTCGACAGGAGAAATCACACCGCTTGGAAATGTGGTTGAAGAAGCCGCCTCACAAGTAGGTAGTTCAGTAGTAAAAGAGTTAGAAGTAAATCTCAACTCATTGATGAAACGGATTTTGAGAAAATATAAGATACGATGAACGGGCATTTAGGAGCATTGAATATTCTTCTTAACGATGCTCCGGTTGTGGCAATAGTAGAACAAAGAGTTTACATCGACAAACCGCCACAAGGAGCAGAATATCCGCTGATCGTATTGGAGTCCAGAGAAGCAACACCAATTACAAGTAAAAGTGGGGCTGCTGAACTCGACAAACAAATAATTGGTGCTTTCGCTTATGCGACATCTTCCAAAGGAAGAGAAACACTAGCTCAAGCGATGCGGAACGCGCTTGATTGGAAAACACCAGGAAGTTATAACGGTATAGCTATACGTAGCATAGAGTTTTCTTTTCAGACTGAATTTTTCGAGAAGGAAACAAATAGAGATGTATACGTAGCTGACCAAGAGTATACGGTATGGGTAGGGAGGTAGAAAAAATTAAAACGATAGAAAAGAAATGGCAACAACAGCACCACAGCTAGGTAAAACAATGACACTTAGGCTCACTGGAACGCCTACGGTTATTACAAATATGCGGTCAAGCTCACTCAGTTTTGTGACTGACATGATTGACGTAACCACTAAGAGTTCCGGAACACACAAAGAATACCTGCCAAGCTTCCAAGATCTTACGATTGATGGGGAGGGTGTTTACACGCTCACGGCTTCAACTCAAGGATTCGAAGATTTACTGACTTCAAAGCTTGCTGGTAGTTCAGTGACTTGGGAGTATGGAAACAGCGCGGTTTCGGGTTCTCCAAAATGGAGCGGTACAGGATACATCACTGATTTGTCAGTTGATGCTCCATACGATGACGTTGTTACGTTCACAGTAAGCATTCAAAACACTGGTGATCCAACAGTAGGTACTTACGCTTAATTAGGATTATGCCGGGGTTGAGATACATCGAAATCAATGGTGAAAAGTTTCCGATTCGCTATGACCTGAACGCGCTAAGTGAGTTTGAAGACCTAACGGGGAAAAGCTTAATCAATGGAATATCTGAGCAGGAAGTGAACAGTATTAAGATGATACGGGCACTGGCCTATGTCGGTCTTAAAGCAGGGCACTACGTAGAACATAAAGGCAAGGAAAAGTTTCCATTTACAATTGAGGATGTGGGAAGCTTCTTTGATCTACGTGATAGTTCTTTCCTGGAAGAATTCAACAACAGCAAACCACAGGTTGAGCAATCACCAAAAGGTGAAGGAGAATCACCCGTGGGGGAGTAACGTGGGACGCTATTGAAGAACTCGCTTTAGGTCGCCTGGGGCTTAGCGTCTCTGAATACGGAACATATACACTCAGGCAACTTTACAACGCGTTGAACGGCTTTCAGAAGTTAGAGAAAGAAAGGTTTGATCGCGACATAATGCAGACAAGGATTATAAGTTTTTGGGCTGTTAAAGGTCACTCAAAGAAACTTAGAAGATATGAGCAGTTGTTTCAACTGCCTTCAGATGTAGAAGAGAGGCGTAAACGATTAAAGAATTTTCCAGAGGTAAAGATCTATGACGAGCCAATTAACGGTTAAACTTGGTGCTGATCTTTCCGCCTTATCGAAGGACTTAAATAAGGCTCAGGGAATTCTTAGCTCTTTTGGAAAACAGGTATCAGGATTAGCCGCACAACTTGGTGCTGCTTTTGGTGTTCAACAAGTCGCACAGTTTACAGTTGAGGTTGTTAAGCTTGCCGGTGAGGCTGAAGGCGTAAGTGCTGCTTTCGAAAGACTTCCTGACTCAGCAAAGTTAATGGAAGACCTGAAACGTGCTACTGGAAACACGGTTTCAGAACTTGAACTGATGAAACGTGCCGTTCAGGCATCAAACTTTGACATCAGCCTTCAATCACTACCAAAGTTACTTGAATTTGCAACCCTCAGAGCGCAACAGACCGGTCAAAGCGTTGACTATCTGGTTGACTCTATCGTTACCGGTATCGGTCGTAAATCAAAACTCATCCTTGATAACCTTGGAATCTCAGCTGTTGCACTTGGTGACAAGATGAAAGGTCTTTCAATGGATGCGGCCACCGTTGGCCAGGTTGCGGATGCCGTTGGTCAAATCGCAGAAGAGTCATTATCGAACATGGCTAAGTTTTCCGACAACGCCAGTACAAAAATTCAAAAGCTATCTGCTTCATGGGAAAACCTAAAAGTAACGATGGGGAAAGGTGCTAACGGTACTGGATTAGTCGGTAGAGGTATTGATTACGTAAGAAAACAGATTGATCTATTCAACTCCCCAAATACAAAATTCTTTGAGGCATGGGTTGCGTTTCTTGGAGGACCATTGGTTACTGAAGCTGCCCATAATCTTGATCAACTTCGTGGAAGAATAAAAGACCTTCAGACAGAACGTGAAAAAGGACTATCAAATCAGATCGATCCGCTTACAGGTGTTCCAATGGATGGAAGCGGGTTAACCCCTTGGGTGAAGCCTGAGCAACTTGGACTACTTCAACAAGTGAGGGCTGATATTCAACGTATCACTGAATTACGCGAAAAAGCCACAACGCTGCGCGATGCTGACGCATACACAGCCCAATTAAAAACACTTAACGCAGAGTTAGATAGACTACTTGGTAAAATGAAGGAGGTTAAAACGAAACAAGCAGCCTTCTTCAATCCGGAAAACTTCGACCTAAACTTTGCTCCTGGTAAAAAATCAGGTGGTGATTTGATGAAGGGTTTAGGACTCGATCCTGAAGCATTTGATGCAAGAATAAAGAAAATGATTGCATCAATTAAGCTTTTACCAGCCGCGTTTAAGGAGGTTAAAGCACAAATGGTTGATATAGGTCCATTAATCGCTGGTGCTATAACAGACATCGCTGATGCAATAGGAAACGCTCTCGCAGGATCTCGTGAATTTGGTCAAGACATTATCAAGGCAGTAGGAAAGTTTGCCCAACAACTTGGAGCATTGTTTATCTCTGTCGGTGTCGCTGAAATGGCCTTTCAATCTGGTAACCCTTACGCAATGATCGCTGCGGGTGCTGCCCTTGTAGCATTAGGCGCTGCCGTAAATGCAATGATGTCAAAACAATCTCAAGGATCAAGAGCGATGACTGGCGGTAGCGGTGGTCCCGGCTACAGACCATCAGAATTAAAAGATATAAAAATACAAGGTCGAATGAGGGGCTACGACATGGCACTCGTTGAGGACCGTGAATCATACAGAAGAAAAAGAGTAGGTTAAAAAATGGCAGAGTTTGTTCTAGGCGTTTTACAAGTCACTAATTCGGTAGGCACACTATCGAATGGTGATGTATTGAAAATGACCTGGGATGATGGAACACAAGCTGTAAAAGTTTATAAAAACAACGTACTCGATACTACGCCTTATGATATTGGTGCTGTAGGATCAAACTTTAATTTCCTGTATGGCATAAGTTCTTACTCCGGGAATTACGCTACTTCGGTTTATTCATTTTGCAACGGAACAACATTGAACTGGTTCCGGATAAACACATTCGTTCCAAGTTATCCATACTTCGAACAGGTGACCACTGTTGATAGTCCAGTTTGTTCAACAACAGTCTGTGATATTATTTTCGTTGGACCACTGCAAGTAACGCACTCAACTGATCTAACAAGCAATAATGGTCAAGTTGTCGCAGTGGCTCAGTCTGGAATCAGTGACGTAAAGTATGCACTATTTGATTTTGACTATGCAACGGAAGGTTCTTTGTCAGGTACAATCACTGGGCTTTCACCTGGAGAATACACTCTTTACGCAAAGGATTCTGCCGACTGCACAGCGCAGATAAAATTTACCATCCTATTTAAACCTGAGTACGCAGAGCATTACCGGATTACATGGAACAAGGTAAAAAAGGGACAAGGCAACGAGCGCACCTCAAGAGTAAGAATTTACGAAAGAGAGTATTCCGGTGACCTTGTTGAATTCGACTATGGAACCTCTTCACCTATCCAGGTAGCAAAACCTAAACAAGGCGACTTAAATAATAAGTTTCATCCAGTTCACCCGCGAAGCGCGTCTCTTTCTCTGGTATCAGAATATGATTACCAGTTTCTACCGCTTTACACGGTTGATAACAAAAAGTTCTTGAACGTTCTTGAAGTAGATGAAGGGTCCGGATTTCAACCTTTACTAAGCTGGTTTACCATCCCGTCAGTTTATCAGGAAAGTTTTGTTGGCGCTCCGTACGATGTGACTTTCCAATTAACAGACAACGTTATAACTCTAAACGATGAGTTGTACACCGATGATAATGGGAACTCGCTCAACGGAAGGCAGAAGCTTATTAAAATCATTGCTCATATAATGAGAAAGACAGGGTTAAACCTGAACATCCGTTGTGGAGTAAATATTTACGAAGTAAACCATAACACCGGGGCAGCTGACGATCCATTAGATCAGACTTACATAGATGTAGCGTGTTATCGCGATCAGGATAATCAACCTTTCTCATGCTGGCAGGTTCTTGAAGCAATATTAAAACCTTTTGGAGCAAGGATTTACCAAGAAGACAATCACTGGATAATCGAAGAGATCAGCAGGGCAACAACATCTTATAATTACCGCGTTTTCGATTACCTGGGTGACTATGTAAGTAACGGAACTTTTAACCCTATAATGGACATCAAAGAAGCAACCGAAACTGACCGTGTTGCTTTGTCTGACGTTGACCAGTTGCTTGAGATCATTCCGGCTTACGGAAAGATTACAGTAAACCAACGATTCAATTATGTTGGGTCTATCGTGTCAGGTGGATTTGAAAAGAAAGATTTGCTTTCTCCTGAATCTGAAGTGCTACAGTTTCAACAAGGAGTGTATACAACTGAGGAAGGGTTCAGAGATTGGACATTACGCCTTAACGGAACTACAGGTGTAAACTTTGGACGCGTGGTGGTTTCTGGTACTGAGGGTCAGCGTGCAAACGTAAGAGTAGAAGGGGATGCGCCTAAGCGCGACAAAGATGGTAATCTTATTTACCAAAGTGTTGGTGCTTTTTACTTTGATCCAAATTCATGGAGCGGAAATTTGCGCGATGCCTACATTGAGTCTGCCGCAAAACCTTTTTCCTACGGAACTGGAGATTTTATAAACTTTTCTTTTGACTACGCTTCCAATGGATGGTACGGAACCTATGAGTTTGCGGTAGTCCGCTTTATGATAAAGCTTGGTGACCAGTACCTTCAACAGGATAAGACTTGGGGGTCGGATGAATACATTTATCGGTTCTATCCACCGGTAAGCCGAAAGCTTGAGACGTTTGATATTTCGGTTTCAATGCCGGACACTGATGTTGTGATTGATACGACAATTCAGGTAAGGATTTATTACTATGCGGCAAATTTCTACGACTATGGATTACCATCAGATACTACCAATCTTGCTGATGGAACAGATGGTGTTGCCGGACTGAAAGCATTGCCGACAGAAAACGTATTCTACGACATCCGTGTTGACATCCGGCATGAGCATACAATAGGATCAACGACAAGTTATTTACGAGGCTTCTGGGAGTTACGCGCGGCCACAGGGTCCGAAGATGTTCCTGGAGGAACCATTTTACCAACAGACTACCATGCAACTGATAATCCAAGAATATGGCATTTACTGAAAGCCAATTTCTTGCCCTCAGATGAATTAGGCGCGAATCGCGGCCGCACATCACTTGAACGAAAATTCTACATCGATAATGTTCGTATTGATGGACTTGTCAACGGACAACCACCGCCACTTGAAGCCAGAACAGACCTTACGATTAACAGGTACATAAACGAGACTCTTTCGGTTGATCTGTACAACTTCGACTGTCCAGACATCACCAATGCCAAGAATATGTATAACAACTATTTCAGGCTGGCGAACGGAACACCAACAAGACTCTGGACTAGAACAGGGATTGACGAAGAACTACCACTGCATCAGATTTTATTAAAGGTATTAGGGTCAAATCACTCTGCCCCAACATTCAGACTTACAGGATCATTCATAAATGAGTTTGCAATGATTAAAGCAAACAATTATCTGAGGCTGACAAAGCCTGGTTCTGATTTAGTGATGAATAATACTGAGTTCGCTACAGATCTATCTTCATGGTCACAAACAGGAAGTGGGACCGCCTTCACTTGGACAGCCGATAATTCTGGAAGTGCACAGGTAGTTTTAACAGGTGCAATTAGTTCGCAAAAAATATATCAGACAGTAAGTCACTCTGGTGGATTTGTTACAATAACAGTTAACCTGCATGTCGAGCCATCTGCGACAAATGACCGCGAAGATGTTTTGTGGTTAGTTCTTTATCGTGGTGCATCTATAGTGAATACTGAAAAAATGAAAGTCTTTACCGCTCCTACATCAGAGTTAGATTACAGTTTTACATATATAGCATTTGTGCCTGGATCGGTTACAGGGGTTGGATTCTTTATTAATAACGTCAACGGAACAGATACATGCACTTATCAATTCAATCAGTTTTCACCGATAGGTACTGACCTACAGGAAGTCTATCAAATCTCTGATTATTTATTTGATGACAGGCAGGATGTTTACACACTTGAATTAACACAGCTTTCAAAATCTTACATATCACTACAAGGAACTGACCAAGGTGAAACGAATCAAGGTGGTGATGATGAAGGTGAAGCTTTTGACGGGGCTTACAGCTCTGCGTACGGAGGGGAGTTTGATACAACACTGAATTAAAAATGGCAACTAGGACACGAGCAAATTTTAAAGCTACTAAAAACTCACGGTATGTTGATAATACCACGGGGTTGATCTCTGCGGCTAATGGGCGGGATGCCCTTGAAGATGTTGCTGACTCTTGTCTATTTTGGGAGGATGATGTAACGGAGGATAACACACTAGCTGGAGCTTCAAACAATACAGTACCAACATCTTTAGCGGTAAAAACATACGTTGATAACTCTATTGCTGGTGGAGCCGGTGCGATATCGGGATCATTGACATCAGGTCGAGTACCCGTTGCAAGTGGTGCGGGGTCTTTGACTGATTACAACACATTTAAATTTGACGGAACAAAACTTGCAATTGGAAACGTAACACCGGACTCTCTTTTACATGTATGGGCTTCTTCCGCTGGATCAGTTAATGCCCCAACAAATACCATTGTGACAGTTGAAAGAAATGGAGATGCTTACATTTCTATTCTGACACCGGACGCAAATGAGAGGGGAATATTTTTTGGTGAGGCATCAGACAATGATGTAGCTGCAATATTTTACAACACCGCTGCTGTTCCTGATGGTTATGAAATAAGAGGTAACGGAGCAACACGAGTTTATATAACATCAGCCGGGAAAGTTGGTATCGGTGGATCGCCAACTTATGAGCTTGATGTTTTTGGAACAGGGTCAACGACTGGACGTGTTACTACATCGGGTAATGCAGCTCCAGCCTTGGTAGTATCACGAACAGGCGCATCTTCACCCGCTGAATGGATCGCGTACATCCCTACCGGAGGCACAAATCTTATTCTAAATAATGGTGCTGATAGATTTCAATTTCTTGCAGGAACAACGACATCTGAATTCAGAGTTAATGCATCGTCTGGTCACGAACCTTTCATAGAGCTTACAGAAGCAAATAGCAGAACCTCTGGCCAGTATTGGGATATTTATAAAAGCACATCGCATGATTTAAAATTTTTCAACGGATCAGACAGACTTTCAGTCAGTGCAGCAGGAGTAGTCAGAATACACACCACGCCTTCAACTGATAACTCTGGAACAGTACTAGCAATTGATGGTAGTGGTAATGTGGTGAAGAGGACTGATTTAATAGATGGAAGTGGTGCATCAGGTCGTGTGCCTTACTTCAGTGACTCAAACACTCTAACATCGGAGTCGGTTTTTGCATATAATGAAACTACTAATACACTATCAGTAGGTGCGCTTACATTATCTATAGGTGCTGTAACAAGTGGCACATATACGCCAACAGCAACTAACGTAAGCAACGTAAGTTCGAGTACGCCAGGCTTAGCACAATATATACAGGTTGGAACTGTAATTACTTTGTCAGGAACGATAAGCGTTGATTCGGTAAGTACATCGACAGACTCACAGGTTAGGATATCATTGCCTGTAACAGGTACGGTAAATGCTCTTTCTGGCGCAGGATGGCATGACACACTCTTATCTGACATCGTAGTTGTTGTTAGTACGACTTCTAATGAAGCTTTGTTGACGTTTAACTCAGGATCAAATGTGACAAATCCATTAGTTGTCGGATACACCTTGACATACTCACTATCGCCACCATAAAAAGAAAATTAAAATACAAATGGAACAAGAAGAAAAAACACCACAGGAAATAGTAGTAGATGTTCAAAAGAAATTGGATGAACTACTAAAAGCCAACAACTGCGCCTTAGAAGTGGAGGCAAGAAGAAGCTACGCACTCGGTAAGCAGGTGATGGTTTTAGAAACTGTGATAGTTTATAAAGGAGAAAAGAAAAAGTATTAGGCCAAAAAAAAACTAAAAATATGGATGCAGTCAATCACGAATTAATAACAGCAGGATCAACAACCGACACTGCTATAAACATCACTGATGGACCTGGAAGCGGTTATGTTACCTATTTTCCTAAAGTAGTCACTGGTACGGTAAAATTTGGAATCAACTCAGTTCATGCAAATGCTCATGGGTATACGTCAAGTGATGTAATACCACCATGCACGTGCCCAGCTGGCACATTCAGATTTAAGGCAGCGGCTAATACAGACACCTTTGTAGTGACAACAGCATGAGAAACGCACTGATATATCATCACTGGTTATCTAGTAGTCAGGGAGTAGAATTCCAGCAGTTCACAATAAGCCTTTCTGGTGTGAATGCCCTCCGTGCTTGTGGGGATAGTATAACTATTGGACAAGGTGCTTCTCCTTCTTCGGAGGGATATATACAGCAGTTTTCTACTCAAAGAGGACTATCTCTAACTAATCAAGCTGTAGGCGCGAGAGGAATTTGGAATCAGGTTAGCGCGATACAAGGGGTTGGATTCACTCCAACTCAAACGTTAGTTACTTGTATGGTTGGCCTTAATGATATGAAGCGAAATGGCGCAAGCATTAAGACCGTAAATAAAATACTGACAGGTTTTCGAGCTATTGCGTTTAAGTGTATTAGATCAAGTACGCGTTATAGCGGAGATTCCTTAGTCACAAGGGCAAACGGTTCTTTTACTCCCTACAATGCAGCAAGTGTTGGTGGTCTAGGCCTAGGTACTGCATTGGGGGCTTCAAATTTGGCAGCTAGTTTCAGTGTTTCAACAGGAGCAACTTGGACGCATTCCTTTACAGCATCTTCATCTCTTCCGGGGATAGGAGTTCAATTAATTGGTGCAGATGGTGTTTTATATAGTTTGGGGGTTTGTGAAATATTGATTGACGGGGTGGTTGTTGACACTATTGATACAGCCACTTATTATGATGGTGTTTCAGACGGAGCATATGATAACGGTCGTGGTCCTGTAGTGTTTATGTATCATGGATTATCTGCGGGTGCTCATACAATTCAGGTAAGACAAGTATCTGGAACAATTGCGGTTGACTTCTTTGCTCAATTGAATCAACCTCCATCGTCTGCAAGAATATTATTCGCTGAAATTCCATATTGTACGCCTACGGGTTACTTGGCTCCTCCAAATGGGTCAATATCCGCATCTGATATTTGTTCTCAGGCTATATATAGCGTAGTAACAGAACTTAGAGATGCAGGTTACCTAGCAGCGTTTGTGAAAACAAATTCATACTACGATTCTGTCAACTCAGGAGATGGCACGCATCCAGACAATACAGGTTACGATCAAATCACATCTGCATTCAATGCTTCAATCCAGTAGTTAAAAAATGAAAGACCGCATAGAAGAAACGATAATGCAATTGAACACTAAGGTATTGGGTTTCATAACCTGGATAACCGGGGCTATGTCTTTTATTGACATTGTCGATGCTACTTCTAAAGTGGTGCTGTTCATTATTTCAGCAGGGGCCGGAGTATTAGCATGGCAGAATTACAGGCTTAAAAACAGGAAGCTGAAAAAAGAGATCGAAGAATTAGACCAGAGAGAATACGCAAGGATTGAGGCGAATAAGAAAGCGAGGGGTTATGACAGCAATCACACATCCGATAATTGAAGTAGCGAAGAAAGACCTTGGAAAGAAAGAGAAGCCCGGAAACTCAGGATTCTTTGACCGTGAATTAGAAGTTGACATGCTAAATGTTGGATGGCAGCGCGGTTGGGCATGGTGTGCATGTATTCTTGAAAAGTGGATTTGGCAAGCATACCCGGATAGAAAAGAAAAGCTTAAAGGTCTATTTGTTCCAAGCGCGGTAAACACCTTTCGAAACCTGGTCAATGCAGGATATGAAAAGTCTGACGTTCCGGTAGTCGGTTCACTAGTCTTCTGGCAAAAGTACGAAGATGGTAAAGCTATCTGGACAGGTCATTGCGGCATAGTAATCGAAGTATACAGCGAAATCCAATTCAAAACTATTGAGGGTAACACAAGCAACACCGGATCGCGTAATGGTGATGGTGTTTATTCATTACTCAGAACAGTAAAAAAAGAAGTCACAGACGGACTCAAGGTTATTGGGTTCATTAAAGTATAAACTCATGAACAAGCTAAAAGAAAATTTGAAAGACATCTTCACCGACTTAATCGGGGCTGCGCTGATTATTACAGCAATTCTACTTTACATTTTTGATGAAGTGGATTTAACAAAAGGCTCAGTCATCTTTTTAATCGGTGTTGCATTCTTCTTTATCCCTGACGACATCTTATCACAGATCGCTCAGAGAGTAATTAAAAAGAAAGTCGGAGACGAAGAACCAAAGCCATGAAGTGAAGGACTTAGCCAGACAGAGGACGATTGAGAGGTTAAGAAGGGAAAATTCGACTCTCAGGAAATTAATCACATTTCTGTTAATCTTCATTGTCTTTTTACTGGTCTGTCTTGCTCAACCTTCATACGCTCAAACCTATCAGGTAAGAAATCCTAAAGGTTGTATCTCATTCTTTGACTCAACTATTTATATAAACATAGCGAAGGATTCAATACTAGGACAGTTAAACATTAAGCACAGATTCTTTTTAAAAGGATCAGACTATTTCAGGGTAACGAGCGGTAAGTATTCAGGCTTCTTTGTAATGGATAAAGATAAAGCCTACCTGATAGTAAACGGAAATAAAACAGGAGAACACTATACACAATGGTACTTTTTCAGAAAGCCGGAGGAATATTAATAATATCCGTCATGCTATCGGGATGTGGCGCGAATTATCATTTGAAGCGCGCGCAGCACCATATAAGAAAAGCTGAAGCACTGGGGAGCAAATGGTCTTCCGACACACTATTCAAAAAACTTGAACTCAAAATACCAGGTGCAAAAGTAGAATTCATTCCAAAAATATTAACTCCGGGAACACCAATGATTTTTGTCAAGGACTCAGTGAGAACGGAAGTTCTTGTAGTTGATGGTCCCGGAGTTCACGACACGGTAAAGGTATTTACTGATTGTCCAGATCGGGTAATAATCCGAAACATTCCGGTAGAAGTCAATCGAACAATCAAAGCCAAAGCACAGTGGAAGAATAGTCTTTACTGGTTTGTGGCAGGATTAATAATTGGATTCATAGCCTGTCTTTTCTTCTTCAATAAAACAGGAGGAAAAATAGAGATCGATTTAAATGATGTTCAGAAACGTAAAAATTAATTCTCATGAGCGAAAAGGCATTACGGTACAACAACGGCAAGCGTAGGTGGTCATTAGTTCATTATAAAAGCCTTGAACCTATGATTGAAGTATTGGAGTATGGAGCAAAGAAATACACCGTTGGGGATGTGCCGGGAGATCACAACTGGAAGAAGGGGTTAAAGAAGGAAGAAATTTTGGAAAGCCTTCAACGTCATCTAGCTGAACTAATGGACGGTGATACACACGACTCTGAAAGTAAGATTCATCACATAGGACACATCATGTGTAACGCTATGTTTTATTCCTATTTCATGCAAGAGGAAAATAAGTGTTGTGGAGATTGGGATAACACCGGAGAGTGTAAGTGTAAACGTAAAAACTAGGTAAATGACCCAAGAGCGCATTGACTGGCCGTCAGCGTTAAAAGAAACTCCACAGGAAGAAGGCGAAAGCAATAATGCGTGGCTGAGAAGATTTGCAGAGCATTACAAGCTATCGTTTGCATACTGTAAGAAGCATTGGTATGCTAACTATGCTAAGCCTAAAACAGATCAGGCAGCATTAGCCGGCCGCACCGATGAAGTAGGTATTCCCATGGCAGATGTTAAGCACTACTGGCATAAAGGGAAACACTACAGTCTATTCGTAAAGCCAAACCAGATTACATACTTCCAGGTTAGGGACGAAATAATTCAGGAGTTAAAGACCTTCGCGCCACAGTACCAGACCATCTACTATCCAAAGATTCAGGACGGGCATTTACTCGTAATAGATCCAGCCGACATTCACATTGGTAAATTAGCCATGGCATTTGAAAGCGGGGAAGATTATAACAATCAGGTAGCGGTTCAAAGGGTTCGCGAGGGTGTCCATGGCATTCTTCACAAGGTACAAGGATTTAATATTGATAAGATTCTGTTGGTGATAGGGAACGATATCCTTCACATCGACACCCCAAAAAGAACTACCACAAGCGGAACACCACAGGACACGGACGGTATGTGGTACGACAACTTCCAGATAGCAAAGAAAATATACATCGAGGTTATCGAAACACTGGTTCAGGTGGCCCCTGTTCATGTTCAATACGACCCATCAAACCATGACTACAGCCATGGTTTTTTTCTTGCTGATGTTATAGCCTCATGGTTTTCAAAGGTTCCTAACGTCACTTTTAACACTACTATTTCACACAGGAAATACTTCCAGTATTATGGCAATCTGATCGGAACAACCCATGGCGATGGAGCTAAAACAAACGACCTCCCCTTACTTATGGCGCAAGAGGCTGCAAAGGCATGGGCTGAATGTAAACACCGGTATTTCTACACGCACCACATTCACCACAAAACAAGTAAAGACCATGGGAGCGTATGTGTCGAGAGTTTAAGAAGCCCATCAGGAACGGACGGGTGGCACCACCGCAACGGGTATCAGCATTCACCCAAAGCAGTCGAGGGTTTTCTGCATCACAAGCAACACGGACAGATAGCAAGGATAACGCATATATTTTGAGCTTATGAAACGAGTAGAAGTAACCTGGAAGGATATCACAAGCGATGACGGATGGAGAGACATGGACGAACTAGACAAATTCGAACATGAAGACAACACCGTTAAACAATTAGGTTACCTATACTCAGAAGATGATGAGCAAATAATCTTAATGGATAGCTTCTTTGAAAACAAGCAGTTCTATGGTGGGGTACACAAAATCCCCCGAGGCTGTATAGTGTCTATCTCTGAATTAAAAACTTGAACGAGGAGTTACAGGTCTACGCCATCAATTAAAGGTGGCGTTTCTTTTTTGAACTGTCCGAAAAAACCGGATAGTTGAATTATCGGGTTATTTCCCGATAAATTGATTTATCGGCTTTTTATCCGATAAAGTAGATTATCGTTGGCCTCTCCGCTTTTACGCGGCTCCTTTCAGCGATTCAAGCCCGAATCGGAGAATGTTCTTAGCTGCGTTCACATCACGATCATGCTGTGCACCACAACTACAAATCCATTCCCTTACTCCCAACGCACTTAGTCCACTCGGGCCTGTTCTTTGAAAACAGATCGAGCAAGTAACGGTGGAAAAATGTTCTTTCGTTTCGTGAACATCTACACCAAGCCTAATGGCTTTATATGCAAGCATAGATCGAAACATCCCCCAACTGGCATCATATACTGATCCTGCCATGCGCGTTTTGGCGAGCTTCAATGAAGAAACATCACCAACGAAGATTGTATCGTATTGGTTTACTATTTTGGTTGTTATCTTGTGAAGTGCATCCTTGCGGCAGTTTGCAACTTTTTTGTAAATAGTTTTAACAAGTTGCTTCTTCTTGGCGCGTTGGGCAGTGGCAAGTTTGCTTTTAAGTCGAGCGAAGGGCCTGCCACCATCAAATGAAGCACCGTCCGAAATTGTGGCGGTTGTTTTTAATCCGAGATCGATGCCGACTTGTTTGCCAGTCTTTTGCTTTTTCTCGCACTCCACTTTAACAACAAGATTTAAGTACCAACGGCCTCTGGAATCTTGATTGAATGCCCCACTACGAATCTTACCTATAGATTCACGGGTATTCCAAAAGGAAAATACTTTTGACTTAAGCACGAAATCAACACCAACCATCTTAGCAATACAACCTTTAAAAGGTATCCATCCTAAACTTTTTTTAGTTGAGCGCCATTTTAGTTTGCGTTTTTTTGTCGTATTGCGTCTGGTGACGTAATCAAAACATACAGCGCCTATAGTTGCCGATGGGAGTCCTAAGTGCTTTGAAGTACCAGAACACATTTTCATTAAATCGTAAGCTGACGGAAACCGGCATAATTTCGTAATATATTCGTAAGACGTTTGATTACAGTAGTTCCATACAAAATTCACGGCCCCAGCCATGCGATTTAATTCGCGGCTGTGTTTGTCTTTAACCCTGAATTTATACGTGGTGTACATACTAAATTCGTTAGTGCAAGTTACTAATTTTTGTAGTTTCTCAATTTCTCGATCTCAGCTTTTAGTTCTGATACTTCGGATTGGAGCTGAGCATATTCACACAATGCTGCATGGATAAAGTAAAGGTCTTCGCCTGTCAGATCATAACGGCCCTCTAGATCTTCGTGTACTTTATGTATTAATTCTGGTGTTTCCATCTTTCTATTTACTCTTTAGGTGGTGAAGGGAGGGGCTGCCAGTGGGTGATCTCATTTTGATTATCAGCTAATTCACATCCGCCAAAGTAGTATAGATTCCACTTGCCATTGTTATCGAGATAGCCTCTTACAGGATTCATCGTACCGTAATGCACCATAACGTGAACAAGTTGCTCCGGCAATCTCTCCTTAACCGAAATCCATTTCCCTTCTCTTTCTGATAGTAGAAGGGATGCGTAAAGTTCTGCTGCCTCTTCCAAAACCGTCAACTGACTCGAAAGAACAAGCAGCTTATCATACGGTACACTAAAATGTTTGAACGCTACTTTATCTTTACACTCTTGTAGTGTTACTCCTTTAGTAGTGGTATTCATACAAATCCTTTTTGTTCTTTCAATGCTTTCACTTGAAACTTAAAATACTCGTACATCTTTTTCAGTTCATGGTCTTCCCATTGGTGAGTAGACTTAGCCATCTTTTCTAGTTTGTCGGCTGTGCCGGGGCCGTGGCGTTCGTCTATGCATTTAGCGAAGTGTTCTTTAGGAACAGGGTTATAGCGGTTACACTCCAAGCACTGCCCGTTGCAGTTCTTTTCGTCCCAACGTGTTGCCATGTGGTCGCGGTCTTCGTAGTGCCCACAGTCCACCTCTCGCCAGAATTCTGGAAGGCTGCATGTGATACACCTGACTTGGCCGAAATCATCACTATCTCTTAACCTCACATACTCCGAAAACACTACATCTAATTTTTCAACTAGCCTACTTCTTTCAGACTTTTTAGGAGGTCTTTTCCAGGTTCTTATGTGATTCGGTAGCATAGGCTTTATTTCAAATAGTCATACTCTTTCGCGTCAAGAAAAATCTCCCCTGTCTTATCATCGTTAATTGCCTTTAGTAAAGCCTTCGCTGTGTTTAGAGTACCCCATCCTGCAATACTTGGGTAATCAAACCAATATGGTTCGGGTTTAGCTGATTCGGGTCTATCTTTAAAGGGCCAGAATCTTTTTCTCCACCGCATTTCATAAGCCTTATCCTCAGCCGCACGTATTGCCTCAACACTTGCAATCTTTTGCTCACATATCTTTCTCCAATATTCTCGGTCTTGAATTTGTATTCTCATAATTTCAATTTTTTACTACTTCCACAGTCTTTGCAGGTCATGACTACTTATAGTTTAATAACTCGCTTTTCAATAGTTGGTGTTCGTTGTCTCGAAGGCATATCAAGATACTTTCCGTTTGTCCCTTGTATTTGTTTATGCCTCGTTGGTACATCTGTGCCGCTTCTTTTTCCTGGTAGTGATGCATTTGATGGTTCACCACATCAGAACCCTTGAAAAAGAAAACATCCAAATAATGCGTTCTTTCAGAAAGGCACGTCATCATCCCCGCCTCGTCTTGGTTCTCCATAATCAATCATTTGAATTGCTTTCAATTTTGGTTTTGGCTCGAGCCAGTTTGAACGGTCTGGATTTGTCGTGTAATACCGACCGTTCTTTTCGTTCCAGATATAGTCGATCATTCCGATCTCTCCCCAATACTTGAACTTTACCTTCTGGATGTGGACCTGAGTTTGTCCCGGTCCAACCTTATAAACCGACATCCCTATTGCCGTCTTATTGAAGAAGTGGGCAGATCCTGAGATTGAATACAGGTTAGGCACAACAAAATTCCCGTTCGCATCTTTATCCATCTTTGTTGGATGGGCTACCAGGAATCCATGTAAGCCGTTCTTTTTATTGAACACGTCCAGTTCATCGAGCGCCATGCTCACATATTCAGTTTCACTCATTCCACTAGGCCTTTGATGTTCAACTTTATTCCAGGGATCAATGACATACCAGTTAATGCCGTGTCTTAAAACAGCCTTCCGTACATGGGAAAGAATATTCTTTAGGTTGTAACCATCATCAGGATTGATCCAAAACAAATGCTCATTAATCCAAGGCCGGGTGGAATCAATTTCAGCCTCTGTCATATCCCAGAAACTTTTACCGAATAGCTTTTCAGCAATCTTCATCAAGTGGATCCAGGTCGGTGAATTCTCTGGAGAGAAATAAGCTCCTTTCATTCCGTGGTCAATACCAAGCTCGAGAAGCATTTGGTCAAGGAATTCGCTTTTGCCGTGTCCCGGTATTCCGGTTACGATGGTTTGAAAGCCTGGGTGAATCTGGATAAACTTCCCTAGTGGTTCACGTAATTTAAAGCCCTTAGGGAAGCCATGTCGTTTTATGTACATCAGCTCGTCCCAGAACTCGTTCGCATCGTACACGCCAACCAATGGATAAATCTGGCTATTCGCGTCAATCCATTCCTGGTTGATCTTTACACCAGCATTTAAAGCATCGTTAACGTCTTTGTAATTGGACTTAAACCGCAAGCATCTCTCTACACCTATTCGCCTGGCTAGTTCGTCAGCAAGTTTATTTCCCGGCTCGTCCGTATCGGTCATTATGTAAACTGCTTTCGCATTCTCGAACGCTTGCCAGCAGTTGTCCAAATACTCGAGATTGTTATTGTTCTTACTTGCTCCGTTAGGTACGCTACAAGTCGATTTAAAACCAGCATGGATCATTACCAGTGCATCACACTCGCCTTCCGTGATGTAGATTGTTTCCTGTCCTGTAACGCCGTCCAGGTTGTAAAGAATCAATTCCGCGTCTTTGTGCATCCGGAAGTTCTTTTCTGAATCACGGTACTTGATGTTGATAAGTTGTCCGTTCCGGAAGTAGTTAAAGCACATTACTTTCCGGTATGATTCAGTTTGAGGCATCCAGACTACACCGTGGGAAATTTTCATTTCCTGGAGCACCGCCTGACCAATGTTTCGTTTAAGGAACCATTCAACGATAGCTTCCGGCAGATCGGTTTTGTTTTCCCATTTCGGCCGTTCGTACTTTCTTTCGTTGATGGTTCCTTTCCATCCGCAGTGGTTGCAATGGAATATTCCTTGATCGAGATTTACACCCAGACACTTTACATGCTTCTTTTTCCGATCGCTCGAGCATTTCGGGCACTTGGTGTAAACCTGCCCTGTGGTTCTCCCTTGAGGTATTTCAATATCGAGATCTGCGTATGTCATTGAACTAGTTTACCGCGTTCGTATTGACTTGATAAAACCCTTTGTTTTGCGTAAACGGGGATCTCATATAATCCCTGCCAGCCTTTTTCTATTGCATGTTCAATAATCTCTATTGCCTCAGTTTCCGTTTTCTGCCCCAAAAACTTGAATTGCTTTTCGATTGATTTTTGAGTTAGTTTTTTCTTTTGCTGATTTCTGTGAGTAACCCATTCGTTCCATGCAAACAAAAAAGCATCTGAAGAAAACGGCAATTGAGCCGGAGGCGTATTTCTTTCATTCTTTACATTCTTAACATTCTTGTTAGTGTTCACTCGTTGTTCATCCGTTGTTCGTTGGTTGTTCACTGGTTGTTCAACTTGCTGTTCAAGGCCTTGGTATTCTTCCCATGAAATCACAGAAATCAGCCTGTTTTCATTACTTGTTGTTTGTTCAATTTGATGTTCACTTTCAAACGCTTTTAGAATACGTTGCACCTTACTTTCGGAGATCTTGAATTTCTCTGCAATAACCTTTCGACCGGTGATTAACTGCCCGGGTTTTAAAGAGATTCTTTGACCACTGAATACAACAGGGTACTCACGGTGGGTAGCGTTTAAGAGTATGTAATTCCAGACAGCAAGATGGTCGCTATCCTTACAAGCAATAGGGTTCTCCAACACCTTTCGGTGCAACTTAATCCAGCCTTCCATTCAGGTAAAAAATTTATGGGTTGTTCAACTTCACGTGTGTTCCAGATATTCAGTAAGATCCTGGAACTTCATTTCTCTGTGTTTAGCGTTTATAAAATGTCTTCTTAATGAAACTGACAGGGCGTATAGTTGCCGTCTACTAAGTCCTGTCATTGTAAGCATCCCGATTAAGAACGGATCATTTGATTTAAACCGTTCTTCTTCCAGGTGGCACGCGTGGCATAGCGTTAACAAATACTGATCGTCATACTCCCAGGGTTCTTTACCGCTGAGATAAACCGTGTGGTGGATGTGTTGTTCCTCTGTCTTGTCACCACAGAACCTACACGCAAACTCGTCCCTTCTCATAATCTCGAGCCTCTTTCTCTGCCAGAAAGGGCTGGCCAACTTCTGTCTATACTCACTCATACTTCACATTTTTCCAACAAAGTAAACACCATTATAAGACAACTACGGTCAGATGATCTTCGAGAAATTCACAAAATTTTGCTCACGAGAATTTAAATTTATGGTCAGTTTATTACGTTTTTTTCCATATACCGGTGAAGGTTAGGATTCATGCTTTTGGTAAGCATTTTTAGCTTAGCCTGGTTGTTCCGGTGGTTCGCATGTTGTGCATTCCGGCACTGGTCGCAGATTGGTCTATATCGTTCGTAGACACGTTTCTGTCCTGTGACTAATACCTTACGATGGCGAACCATTGGGAAATCGTCCAATTTTTTAATATCCCAACACTTCACACAGATCTTCCACCATGTATGGCCGTCTTCTGGAGGCGGCAATCTTTTTATTTTCTTGCGTCCCATAGTTGCCCCTTACCTTCAAGTGAAAGTTGTTTATTGATAACCTCGAAAGCCTTCTTAAATTTTGTTGATCCGCAAAGTGTAATTCTTGCTGTTCTCATATTCTTCTTTATTTCTTAACCGATATTATAAATGAAGACCTACTGAAAGAATAACATTTGAATAACCCTGATCCCTACGTAAACCAGGAATCCCGCTATCAGAATGAACACACAGGCCATAGGGAAAATATCTCCGAATAAGTCTTTGTGCGTCATATGCTCGTCATCCACTATAATTCTCTTAGTGTCTCTTGCTGCGAACATTGGCTTTCCTTTCTCGTTTTTCATGCTACTTACCTTTCCATTGGGAGTTTTGATTAGTTGGCTACTTTTGCAAGCCGTGCCAGTCTGTAGATTTCTTTACCGTAATCCTCTACTCTTCCGATAGCATCCATCACTACGGATCCATTAAGATTAGGAGGAGTGACGTCTGGTAAATTATCAGGACCAACCAATTCAGCGGCCTTTAGAATATTGACAATGGCTTCCCAGTAAGAAAGGTCACTCAAGATCGACCAGTAGGCCCAATCACTTTGACATTCATCAAGTTGTTTTTTATGGATGGCGGCTTGTTGCTCTGCTTTTGCTAGGTCAGCACCTAAACCCTTTTCATGCGGAAGAACGGAGTAATCATTGTTCATTTCACCGGTCGAATGATAGAAGTGGCCATTGTAATACTGACCTTTGTTATTCATCTTACTTCCGGTCCGTGATCCTTCCAGCTTGTCGAGTTTTCTATTCGACTGCTTCTGAAGCTTGCGGAATTGTTCGGGTGTCATTCTCATCATGCGGCCATTTTGAGTTGACGATAGTCGGGAGCTTTTATCCAGGCCTCAGGGACGTAAGGATGTACAGAGTTCCCGATGAACTTCTTTTGATCCGATTGGTTCCCTTTCAATACGTAGTTGTCCGGGAAGCCTTGAATCTTCATCAACTCAGGAACCTTGAGCATTCGCATTTTGATGTCTGCGATGCCGTACAATGCCATGAACTCTTTCAGCTTAATGGTCCACTCGCAATCATCATCATACACCGGTACCGCGACCGGCCCTTCCTTGCATGCAACCAGGTACAATGGTGCTTTATCTTGTCTCGCTATCACGACAGGGCATGGTTGCTCCATTCCAGTTGTATTACCTTCTCCCCATGAAGGATTAACGAGATAGTGGTGATGTCTATCCGCTGTAATGGTTGGAGCTGGTTCTTCTAGTGACTTTCCAACGTTATTGAAGTTGGTATCCATTAAAAACTTCTCGGCTTTTATCAGGCAATGCTTATCAACTGGCATTAACGATCCAGTGGGTTGATCTACAGACTGATTGTTATGCTCACCTGTGCTGAATTGTTTGTCTATGAAAAACTCAGCTTGCACTTTCGCCATTCTGTCTTTCGTTGGAATGGTTCCTGCAGGTTCTTCAATGCTTGTGTGTTGGCCGCCTTGGCTGTAGTAAAGTGAAATGTAGTTCGCGGTAACCTTCGCGTGATTGTCGCCACATCCTAACGCTCCAACAGGACCCTCAACGCTGTGACTATTATCGTGCTTCCCTCCGTTTACTCCGTTATACCGTGTGATGAATGCGAGACGTTCGCGGCTTTGAGTTGTCAGTGTTGGGGCTGGCTGATCGATCGAGGATCCTGCATTAACACTCTTTCCAGAATTCGCGGAGAAGCCTTTTACGATGAACGCTGCGCCTAGTCTGTTTTGAGTTGACACTACAGGACAGGGTTCTTCGACAGAATGCCCGGGATGACCGCCTTGCTTTTTGTCATTGCTATTCCACTTCGTGATGAAAACAAGATTCTGTTGGTTCGGAATGGTGGTTAACGTTCCAGCAGGCTCATCAAGAGATTTGCTTTGATGATTCGGATTGCCGCGATAAGCCTTCGCCATGAACGCAGTTTTCCCGCCTGCGACGTGCTTCACGCATCCCATGAAGAGCCGCTGCATTGTCTTTGTCGACAATGGCTTCTTACGATTGAACACCGAATTACCTTCATCAGAAAAATCGAGAGCATGTTTCACAGGTTGCCATTTCTTCAGCTCCTTGAACATCGATTTCTCAGGGTTCTTTGTGTGCGTTGGTTCTGGCCACACGATCGGCATACCTGGCTTGGCAAAACATCCGAATAACCTATTTCGAGATGTGAGCGCTCCGAAGTCAGCTGAATTTAATTCTCTCCACTCGTCACGATATCCAAGTGCGCAGATTGATTGCCGCCAGCGATTCCACTCCGTTCCATTTTTCCGGCTCACCGGTTTTCCTTTCGCATCAAGCGGTCCCCATGCCATGAATTCGACAACGTTCTCAATTTTGACATAGTCGGGATTTAGCGCGTTGATGTATGGGTGCAAGTGATCAGCTAACGTTCTGGAATCCGCATCCCGTGGTTTACCTCCTTTCGCCTTACTGAAGTTGGTGCACTCAAGCGATGCCCAAAGAATGACCTTTGCTTCAGGATACCACTCGCGATAATTCTGCACGATTGATTTCAGCCGATCGAAAGCGGGGAGATGGTAAAGCAATGTGATATCCTCTTCGAAGTGTTCAACGTCCGGATGGTTTGCCCAATGTGACTGGATAGCGATCGGATCATGATTTACGCACGCCACTACTTTCGCGATCTTGGAGTTATCAGGAATCCCAAGCGATCGCTTTTCCTCAGCGGTCCACTCAGCCAGCTCGAAGCCTGTTGTTGTTCCACCTGCTCCACAGAAAAGGTCAATAACGATATATTGTAAATGGTCAAGTGTTCTCATTCCTCCGTTGCTTTTAAGTAAATAGCTTTAGCATCCTCTTCTGATTCTGCGAGGAATGGAACTTTTCGAATCTCTTCCCCGATCTTGTGCTCGTGGTATTGCGTTGACAGGTTGAAGGATCCTTGTTTATCCTTGTAGAACTCCGATCCTGCCCGGCTCAGTTTCTTTTGGAAAATCGCCCATGGATCATTTTCCCTCTGCAGCTTCCAAAGCTGATAGTTGTTTTCTTTCTGGTTGGATGGCGGAGGTGGAGGTGCAGCAAGTTCGGCCTCTCTGCGTTTGATAAATGCGGCATAGTCAACGGTGTTTTCTTCATTCCGCTTTTGTCTCTCCTTGTCAAGTTGGGCTTCGATAAGACTGTATTTCTCATCCAGGTAGCCGCCTTTTCGTTTCCCGCGGTCGTCTGTGCCTCGCATCCATTCGATTAATACTGGGGCGTCTAGTCGGAAAATTGGCCCATAGAATCCTGTCGCGCCACGCTTGAAGCACATCACGAAATCTTCGAGCGTCTCGTTCGGAAATAATTCGATCAGCTGTGAGGCGATCAATGGAATCTGTGTGTCCTGTAGGGTTAGCCTGGCATCAATGTTTACGATCTCCTTCAACCGCTGTAACTCCTTAGCCAAAAACATTTCGATGACTGTGGGGTCAATTAAACGCTTCAGCATCGCGATCGGAGGACGGTCGAGGATGAGTGCGGTATTGTGTCCAACAGACTGAGTAATCCTTGCGAAGTCGGCTACCATGAGAGCCTGTGCCGTTGGTGTTTTACGGAGTATTACCAAGCTTCGTCTTGTAGTAATCGGTAAGGTACTGGCCGGTTTGCTCAGACTGTTGTTGCTTCTTGTTCGTAATGCCTGTGTCATGTCGCTTCTGTTCTTTTTCGGGGTATAAATTTTTCCAGTTGTTTGCTATCGCTGAGAGAATTGTTTTTTCAATCTGCTGGAAGGTCATGCCTTGCAGTCGTCTTAGATCGGCTTGCTCGCCCATCATGCCGTACCTGGTATCGTATTGCTCCCATCGATACTTTTTCCATTTCGTCCAGAGGTCGCGGACCGCTGGCGTATCGATTGGAAATACTAACACATCACCTCGGATGTCAGGCTTTGTGAAGTCAAACGTTTCACGCGGAACCTGAACAGTGATCTTTTTTTCAGGTGACTCTTTTTCTTTTAATTCATATTTAAATTCACCTTCATTTTCAATTTCATATTCCTCTTACTGTACGATCTCGAACTGATCTTTAGAAGTAACATTAACTTTGTTTCGGTCAACAGGTTTATCGAGTGAAGCGATGACTTCAGTTAATGTCATTTCCGGTTTTCCGTTGGTGAAAGAGAAACCGGAGTATCTGAACACAGAGGACTTGTCAACATTACCGTTCGCGTCTTTCAGGTAAACACGTGTAGAAAAGTCAACCCCGAAGGCTTCATGTATTTCCTTTTCCGTCTGCTTGACTTCATTACGCATTCTGTTGCGCTCTGCTTCGTCCTGAACTTTCTGCTGGGTGTATTCCTCGACCGTCATTAATTCATGTTCGCGGAATGCAGCGATTTCACCTGACCCAGAAAAACGAATCATTCGACAATGATACTCCCTACGAAATGTTACGCTATTGTCATCGTCTTTTTGCTCAACCAAAACCCTCGCAGTAACCAGCAACCCCATATCAGCGGAGTAATCTTTCGTATCTCCTTTATGGCGCAACTGTTGGCCTACTTGAAATTTGAATAGCCTGTTAAACACTTCCATTGTGTCTAATGCTGTTGATGCTTCAGTATTCATGCTTGTTTTGTTATCTTCTTTTACTTCTTCCATAAGAGAGAGAGCTAGACTAATACTGGTTTGTTTGCGAATTGTGCTTTCAGAACTTCAAGGAACTCGTTCCTTTTCTGAATAACCCAGGGTAGGGCTTTTTCATCATTGAGCCTTTCCAACCATGTTGGATCACGTTTGACCTCAACCTTTATCATTCGCTTGTCGGGCGGCACAGGGTACACAAGACCGTGATCTGACATGAATTGAGTTTCAGTTAGGAATGCAGCTATTTCAGCTTCTTCTTTTTTAGCCAGCCACATATACATTTGCAACTGGTCTTTCTGTTGTTTAGGTAGTGGTTCGTGTATGTAGTCAAGCCATTTTTGCAAAGAAGTGGGGCACTTGAAGTCGACAACCTTACTACTAAGCATCGCATCCACAGTGCCACCACAATCCCCCTCCCTAAACCATGAACCTTCGACTATCGTATTATCAATATTTTCGTTGTAGTATTCGAACGCTAACGCCTCAGCCATTTTACCGTGATCGGTTTCCCATGTTGAACGCTCATCATACGTCTGGAAAAACATTTCGTTTGCAAGCTTCTTTGCGTAGGTTCTCTTGCCTACCTCCGCATCACCTTTGAGCGGAAAGAGAACCGTACAAGTTGAGCCAGTTACTAAGCCGAACCGCTCCTTTGAGAATTTGTCAATCGCAAAATCCATTAGCTTACCTTTTGATTTTTAACCCTGAGTGCGTCAACCATTTCGCCAAATGCCCTAACCTTAGCAGAATAGATTATTACAGACCTACCGGACCACTCTTCCACATAGGGAGTATCGAGAACCCTTGCAATGATCTTGCAGTTGGTTTTATTCAGTATCATAGGCTTCTTTGCGCCTTGCAGTTTGGCAACAATACATTCTTCCTTTTTCCCATCTGGACCGTCAACCATCTCTTTGCTGATGGTATCGAAAGTAATCTTTACCTCCTGTCCTGGTTGTAAGTCGTGACTCCCTATGTAGTTAGGATTGGTCAGCTTCTTCCAGTGCGTTACTTTTGGTTGTTGGGTTTCGGTACTCATGACCACTTGTATTTAATAGTCCTTACATCTTCGATGTTGTTTTTGAAAGCGTACTCTCCGAGGTAATCTTCGATGGCTTCCTTTAATGTTCTCCCGTATCCGACAGGACAACCAGGTTCATAGTTTTTGTCTACCACCTGCCAGTCAAAAGTTCTGATAGGAATAGGCGGATGAATGAATTCTACCTTAAGATTTAGCATGTGAGATTTCTGTTTTCACCAAAGTTTACTTTCAACATATTGAACAGCGCATCACCTTTTGCTTCTTGCTCTTGCTGATCTCTTACGATGTCATTCATTGCGGCTCCTATGTAGAATGCTATTTGAGGAGTAACATTGTGAACTTCGACTATACACAAACCATCTGCTCTTTCATCAGTGAAGAAGTCAACCTGGATGTTTCTTACAGCGCACACTTCTAAGAGTGCTACTTGATTTGCTTTTGAGATGCGGACTATCATACGTTTCTGTTAAATCGTTCGTGATGTATAGACTCGTTAAGGATTGCTTTCTCGAAACATTTGGACAGGTCAGCGAACAATAGTTTCGCGTCTTCATCTTCATTTTTAATGTCGAGTAAATCCATCATTGCTTGTTCAATGCTCTTCTTACTTGCTCCGAAGGCTTTTTCTTTTGAGCGGTATTGGTGCCCGACTCCGGTTATTGGTTGTGATAGCTTTACCATTGGGGTTCTCTTTTAGAAGTTGTCATAATAGTTCTTCGAGTGATTTATGGTAGATATTACCCTCAGACTTCTTCCATTGTTTTGCATTGGGCATATATTCCTGTTCGACAGATTCCACCGAGTAACTAATGTCACCAGAGGCATCCAACTTCTTTAATCTGGCGTATCTTACCAGACCCTGAACTGTCTTACCCTCTGCAATAACTGTTTGCTGATAGTCCTCAATCTCACCATCGCTATCACGGATAACTTTGTTTTCCAATAGCTGATAGCCAATTAATTTGAATTCTTCGTCCATAACTTTATTTCGGTTCTTCCGGCCATACCTTTAGAATGACTTTTTAAACTCTCTTCTCTCTCTAAGTACAGTAAGCATCATTGACTTCCATTTGTCCGCGGGGAGATCATCGGCTATTTGTTCAAGGCCCTTTAATCTTGCTTCGTGCCTGTCTTCACCGTGAAATCTTCTATAGCAAAGCCAGTTTGAAAGGAGGAACACAGTTATTGAAATGACGGCTCCAACTGCGAAGTATGACCATGTAGGCACAGACTTGAAATCGTCATTGTTGTCTGTCGAGTAAATCCAAATGATTTTCCCTGAGAAGTACGCTGCTGGAATTAGCAGGGTGAAGGAGCGTTTAACACCTACCGGGAAAAGTAGGAAAACACCTATTGTAAGAGCGAGGCCAGATAAGTAAGGCCCCAACGCCATGAAGAGATAAAAGTTATTGTAATGAAACCAACCATCCACATGCAGACTCGCATCAAATAACAGATACACACATGACGCTAGGGGCGTTACTATACCCACAAACCCTAACCCTATGAAAATTCTATTGTTAGCGGTTGCTGAGAGCGCTAGACCCTTCAGCGCATTGAGGCCAGTTGCAGCCACCCTGCCTACACGGGCAAGGATCAGTTGAACTTGCAAAAACAAACCATGCCAGTGCTGATCCAATAACCAAAGCTCCGAACCATGTATAACGGCTCTTAAAAAATCCCTTAATCTTTTCCATTGTAGTGTGGTTGTAGTGATTGAAAAATTCCCGTTGTGAGTTTTCATTTTTGGTAATTGGTTAGGTAAATGACTATTTTCTGATCCTTCTAATCCCTTCATTTATTTCGGAGGCGTAATAAATAGGGTGACCATCTGGATCTGGCATGTGTCCTTTGATCACCCCTAGATTCACCAACCTGAAAAACTTATTCTTTTTAAAGCCTGTGAAGGCCATCGCTTCTTTCGCACTGAGCGGTTTATCGTTCCATAATCCATGCTTACTAAGTATCGTAGCCACACCGAAGGCAATCCTCTCCAACTGTTCATTTGAGAGATCGGAGGGGTTAAGGTGTTTGGTTTCCGCGTTCATACGATACCAAGTTTGCGTTCACGTTTAGCCAAACCCTCCTCCAGTATCTCATCAATAAGCGCCACATCAGACAGGTCCCTATCCTCCGCTGCCGACAACTCCCTCCGCACTTTTTTAACCCGAAGCGCCTTATCCTTGTAAATTCTTACAGGCGCGTACTCCTTCGTTTTTGCTTCCAATGTAGCCATTGTATATATTGTTGTGGTTGAATACTCGAAATACAGAAATATCTTAGAAATGTCCAAGACATTACACGAAAATTTTTTAACAGTTTCTGAAAGGATTATTAAAGTCTTGACCGACAATGGCTTAGTTAAGAGGAATGGCACTGTAAATTTCTCCGCTGCTGAAAGAAAATGCGGTATGAAGTCCACAATCCTACAAAAAGCCGCGAAGCGTGACGGTGGACTTTATGACGACAATTTGGACAAGTTTCTTAGAACTTTTAAGGTCCGTAGGGAGTGGTTTTTGAAGGGCACGGGCGACATATACGATGAAAATCTTACAGACGAACAGAAACCGACCGACAATAAAGAAATGGAGGAAATTAAAATTAACCTATCTGAATACAGCGTTATTCCGAAGGTTGTTCTTGAAGGCTCCCAACTTGTATCGAAATCAGAGATCGATAGAGCAGAGTCGAAAGTCCAACTGATTATTCAGTCAAAAGATGAATTGATAAAAGAGTTAAGGGATCAATTGAAGGTGTTAAGATCCGCCCCCGTGCCTGCGAAGTAGCTCTATAAAGAGTTCTGCCTGGCTGATCTCATATTCGTTATCGAGGTATCTATCATGATTGATTAATCTGTTTGCTTCTTTCGTGGCTTTTTCAAATTCAACGGAGCGCTCCAGGAAGTCAGCAATAACAAACAAATTGATTTTTGATTTTACACGGTCAGAATCGATTAGTGTTAGTGAGTTACGCATATGAGAATTCTTTTTTAGTTACATGGGGAGAGATAAGGTAACGAAATGTTTAAACATTAATTACCTCATATGATAAAAACTTGAACAACTACACATAAATCAGTATACGTACGTGACGGCACGTAGTCCAAAGGTGGTGTAGTGGTTCGACAGACAATTACTCCATTATATGTGACAGCTTGTGACCGAAACAAAAATCCATCTTATATGAAATACCTTCTTGTGTTTTTGCCCTTTTTAACTTTCGCTCAGGATGAAGATTTAAAACAAAGGATTTTAAAACTAGAAATGCGGCAAATTGAATCAGATTTGAAAATGGAGAGATTTCAAAAAGAATATCGCAATGGAACGTGGGTTTTGATTGCTGGGGCGGCAACGACAATTGTCAACACTGTTATTTGGAGCCGACAGAATCATGATGACGCTTTCAGTCTTGACCCAGGGAAGCGCGGTGGTATGGGTTTTGCGATTGGTGGTGGACTCATCACATTGGGAACAGCAATGCAGGTCAGGGCACACCGACACTTAAGAACAAGAAAATACAAAATAATATGAAATCTGCAACCCTCTTGTTTTCCTTTTGTATTGTGACATTTTATGTCATTGGTCAACAACAGACGATCCCAAAAGGTGTCGATAAAATCCAGGTTCGAACGTGGGGCAATCAAGACTGGTCTTTCAATAAAACGGTTAATTCATTGACAGACCAAGGATATGAAATCGAAAAGGCAGAGCGAGAGTTCGGCATAATCAAAACAGCGCAACGAGAGGTGAAAGGATTGAACGCAAACTACTACTTATACATAGTTGTCAGAGATTCCGTAGTTAATATAACTGGCCAATTCATAGTTAATGTTGCCATTGGATTCGGTGCGGGTGTTTCCAGCACTCCAAGCTGGAGTAAAATTCAAAACTCAGGCATGAAAGGATCGCCCGCTAGACAGAGCTTTGAGCATATGAATGAGTTTGCGGTTGCTATCAACGACCGGGAGATGCAATACCTGAAACAATAACCGAATAATTACCGAGCAACATAAAAATAATTCTTATAACAGTTTAAATATCATTCACTTAGCAACGCGACTCTGCGTCCTGTTTGGACTAATACTAAGGGAATAAAGGAAACCAAAACAAACTAAAACTTAGTAAATCGTCATTACTGACTAGATAGAGAAGTTTTTATTTTAATATTTTGT